AGAACTTTCAATGGCCATATTCACACAAATCGGTGGTATTTCTACCGGCAGTATTACTAATGTATTGAAGGGACCGCTTAGTTCATTATTCGGTAAAAAAACTGGCATGACTAGTTATCAATACCCCGATGATCTGACAAATGATCCATCTAGAATGCACTTTATCCAGTTTGATATTTCCAATATTGACCCTATAGAATTTAAATATGCAGGTACTGCAATAGTTGATAAAGCTAGTAACATAGTATCAAAAGGTGAAACGGTACTTAGTCAAGTTCAGGCACCTAAGAAGTTTTCTGTTACTAAAGTGTCATTATATATGCCAGAAACGTTAAATATGACATATCAGAATACTTATGACGAAACTGGTGTGCCAGCATCATTAAAGTTATTGGAAAAGGCTGGCCAATTAGCTGCAAACGTTGGCAGTCCTTACGTGGGTGAAAGTCTCAAAAAAGCAAAAGCAGTCGCTAGTTCTGATCCATTTGTAACAGATGCACTAACTCGTTGGGGTTTAGGTAAGATAGACCCAAAAGGTGCAGAAGATGTTTCGGATCTAATATTAAAAGCGCAAGGATTCGCTGTTAATCCACAAGTACAAATGATGTATAAAGGTAATGGGTTCAGAAAATTTCAATTTACCTTTATAATGACAGCAAAATCACAAAGTGAATCTGATCAAATTTCAGCAATATGCAATACATTTATATTTGCATCATCACCATCATTGGATCGCGGCACTGGTATGTTTTATATACCACCGTCAATATTTAATATAAAACTGATGATGTCTAAAAATACCGATCTTAGTGGTTTTACTGCTATGTTGAGGAAAGCGGGTAATAGTCTTATTCCTGGAGTAAATCTTGGTTCTATTGGTGGCGGAACTTCTGCTGATGAAAATACTAGATTATTTAAAGTAGGTGATTGTGTATTAGAGAACGTTACTGTTGATTATGCTCCAGGTGGTTGGTCAGCTCATCCTGGTGGCGCACCTATACAAACAGTATTGAATCTAGAGTTCAGTGAAATACACATTGTACATAGAGAAAGATTTGAAAACGGAGAAATCAGATAATGAAATTTTTCAATTCGTTTCCAAAAATAATTGACAATAATGGTAATTATGTCACCAACCTACTTGTTAGAACAGACATAATTCCAACATTAATGTCTAATCCTACATTATTTTATAAATATGATATGCAAGATGGTGATACCCCAGAAATTATATCAAACAAATATTATAATGACCCTTATCGATATTGGTTGTTTTTATATGGTAATAATATCATGGATCCACAATGGGATCTAGCATTGTCCGATGTTAATTTGAACTTATATATCAATTCAAAGTATGCTGGCATCGCAACAGCAAACAATCAGTCTATAATACAATATGTAAATACTACAATACATGGATATTATAAAACAATATCCACATACGATTCATCGACACAGACAACATCGACCAATGATTATCGACTAGACCATGATACATATATAAACACATCAGAATATGAACAACGATCAACCACGTTAGAGGATGGTTCTACAGTGAACACGACTATAACCACATACAAACAAACAGTAATTGAATATGAAGAGTTGTTAAATGAACGTAAAAGGTCTGTTAATATACTAGATTCAATTTACGCTAAAGACATGGAAATTCAACTAACTTCTTTATTGGCGTCCTAATATGGCAGCAACTAAAATGCCTATGATGGGTCATTCGGAATCATCTACAGGTTCTAAAGGACCTAAAGACTATAATCTGAGAGCAATTACTTTACTCTCAGCTGGTGCTACCGGCACTATTGATATCAAACCAATGATGGTCGAATTATCATACTTTGAAGATATTTACAGTCATGCTATATCAGGTAAGTTGTTAATATCCGACACATTAGGTGTAATTGAGAAGGCACAATTGCATGGTAATGAATATATTAGAATGTCGTTTGGTAAAGATTCTGATGACTCTCCTGATTTGTATATAGATAAAATCTTTAGATTATACAAGATTTCGTCACGGTCAAAAACGGACAATGATCGAACAGAATCATATACAATACAATTCTGTTCAGATGAAATATTATTATCGGAACAATGCAGGATTAGTAAATCTTATCCAAATACAGATATTAAAAATATTATTAATGATGTATTGGTAAACTATCTTAAAGTTCCTAAAGATAAATATAATGATACCAATATTGAACCAACCAGTGGCGTATATTCATTAATAATACCAAACTTTAAACCATTCGAAGCAATACAGTGGTTAACCACTTATGCTAGACCTATGGTCGGACAAGGTAATGATATGTTATTCTTCGAGAATGCTAAACAAGGGTTTGTATTGGCTTCTATGCAGACATTGTTCAAACAAAATCCATTCTGCACATTTAGTTTCAGTGCAAAGAATCTACCTATGAATAGTTATGATAACCCTAACGACTATATCTTTAATGTACAATCATATGAGTATGATAAAAACTTCGATGTATTGGATGGTATACATAATGGAACATTTGCTAATCGATTGATGTCATTAGATATTATGCAACACACGGTGAATATTACAGATTTCAATTATGCCAATAATTGTGTATCTGGTTTTACACTAAACAAAAATATGATTGTCAATAATCTCCAGAATAGATTAGGCAAGGCATTATATGAAGCGCCAGATAGTTTATTAAGGTTATCATTATCAAACTCTAATCAAAATGATAATGCTTACATAGCAGCACATCCAGGATCTGTTCCTCCTGATACCTTTATTGAGAATTTACTAACACAAAGAAAATCTCAATTAGCAGTAAACAACTACACCAGAATAAAGATTATTGTTGCTGGTAACCCTACAATCTCAGTAGGCATGACCGTGATGTTCAATATAAAAGCAACAACACCAGGTAAACAAACCGAACAAGATAAGTACTATTCTGGTAAATATCTGATATCATCTATACGACACACAATACAAACTGGTGGTTATAATACAGTGGTGGAATTAATCAAAGACAGTAATGTTGGTACTTATAATAACATCGATAATACATCACAAATATGGAAAAATGCAGCAGCTGGAGTTAAGAAATAATGGATAATGCTTTTTTAGGATTGAATGGTTTTATATGGTGGATTGGTGTTGTTGAAAATAACAATGACCCATTAAAGATAGGTAGATGCCAAGTACGAATATTTGGTTGGCATACAGATGACAAGAATCTTATACCAACAGCAGATTTACCTTGGTCGCATGCAGTATTACCTATTAATAATTCTAAATGCTTTTCTGTGCCATCGATGGGTGATTGGGTTAATGGATATTTCTTTGATGGTAAGTCGGGACAATTTCCTGCATACTTCGGTGTATTGCCTGGTGTAATATCAACAAATGTTAATAAGAACCAAACTCAGGGATTTACCGACCCATCAACATCTGGTGCTGTTACTACCGTGGCAAAAGAAAGTAAAGATGGTTCAGGTACAACATTCAAAGATAAACCTTTTGTAACTAACCCCCAATTGCCAGGAATACCATCAACTAATCTTGCTGCGATGAATTCTAAAGTTAACCCACCTCCATCTGTAGTGGATAAGATTGCTGATCAAACCATAGGTATAGGCAATGTCAATGCACAATCTTGTGGTGTTGATATGGCTGCTGCAGCTACAGCAGGTGCTGCGGGATCACCAAAACCAACAGGAGTTAATGGTATACCAGCAGCAACAAATCCGTGCGGATTAGATACTGGTAGTGTATTGACAGACATTAAAGCATTCATTAAACCAGCAACAGATATTTTGGGTAACACAGTAACATATGTTACAGGGTTAGAAGCAAAAGCAGAAACTGCTATAACTGGTGCGATAACCTCGACAGCAAATACCATCAATTCAGCAACATCCGCTATAGGTGGTGCGATTACATCGGCATCAGATAAGTTAAATACCATGTTGGCTAAGGCACAGAAAGAAGTCGACAGTCAAATAACTAAGATGGAAACTGCGGCCGCAGAAGCGTTAAGTGAAGCGGAAGCGTCACTAAAGAAGACTGTTGGTGATTTGAGTGTTGGTGCTGGTGATGTTGGTTGTAGCATACTTGCTGGGTTAACCGGATTGTCACCAGCAAAAGTTACAGTGAAACAACCCGTTGTCGTTGATCCTAAATCCGGCACAGCAAAGGTTGTTATATCGCCATCAGTTTCTATTCCTGCGAACGTATCAGTACCTAATGATATATCATCAATAATACCAGTTAATCAAGCACCAGGTAATAAATTTAAATCTTTAGAAAATAGTATTTCACTATGGAAACAATGTGTCGTTCATGTGTTCCATTCATTAATACAAGCAAACAAAACAACAGATATTAACACATATAAATTTATGTGGCAAGAATTGGAAAATAAAATAATTGAAATAGGTGACACTTATCAATCACCAGAAACAATAACAGACTTAACTATTTTTTGGAATCCATACAACACCAGAATTCTAGCAAAACACATCTAGGAGTATATTATGACAGCATCAATACAAGATTTACAATCAGCACTATCGGCATCTTTAACACAAGGTGCTATATTAACTGAAGTGGTAACTAACAAAAAAGATTATAAAGCAAAGGCTAATGAGGTTAATGCTGTGGTTAATCC